CGCCCGGAGTCCCGGTGAATTCCACCAGCGCATGACGACCTTCGGAAGTACTACCATCTGTAGTGGTCAACGTGTAGGTGGTGGAAGACAGTGCGATAGAAACGCCGCCAGTAGTCAGCTCCTCGATCAGCTCCCAATTCTCATTGGTAATCTGACCCCATGTTCCCGACTTTTCACCATCGGCCATTAACTCCAGACCAGAATTTGAATATGTACTAGGCATTTTCCATCACTCCGCTATGCGGCAATTTTAGTCCAAGTGGTTGTGCCCGAGGGCGGTGTAACTGGCGTCCATGCCCCTGTCGCGGGCGGGGTGACTCCTGTCCAATTTGCTGTCCCGGTAGGCGTTACCTGACCCCACACAAACACGTTTCCAAGGGATGTTACCAGTTGTTGGCCACTCACGGGAACTGTTGCTGCGGCAAACGGGACTACGTTCCCAAGTGCCATAGTTGCAGACACTCCGGTAACCGAGGTGTTGGCAGTAGCTGCAACCACCACCGTGCCTACAGCCCCTGTTCCAACCACGCCAGTTGGCGTGGCGACCGCCTTGGCAATGACCGTTTCTTGGCCGAGGGAAGTGGCCGCAGATACCCCGGTTACAGCGACCGACGCTCCTGCAGCGGCAGTTGCGGTACCTAGCTGTGTAGTGCCCGTTACGCTTGTTGGCAGAACCACCGCCTTACCTACAAGACCTACGGTTCCCGTCTGGCCTGTAGCAGAGACGCCCGTCGGGGTGACTACCGCCTTAGCGATAACCGTCTCTTGTCCCAGCGAGACGGCAGCAGAAACCCCTGAAACAAGAACAAGTGCCTTGGCCGCAACGGTTGCCGTTCCCACAGCGCCTGTGGCAGAAGCCCCTGTCGGGGTGACTACCGCCTTAGCGATAACCGTCTCTTGTCCCAGCGAACCGGTTGCGGAAACTCCCGTGACGGGAACAACCGCTTTAGCGATAACCGTCTCGTTGCCAAGTTGACCCGTGGCAGAAACACCCGTTACAAGCGTGAGGGCCTTAGCAACAACAGTAACAGAGCCCACAGCACCGGTCGCAGAAACGCCGGTAGGTGCGACAACCGCCTTAGCAATGACGGTTTCTTGTCCTAGCGCACTTGTAGCAGAAACTCCCGTGACGGGAACAACCGCCTTGGCCACGACCGTGGCCGTTCCTGTAGCGCCGGTCGCGGAAACACCGGTTGGCGTAACCACCGCCTTAGCAATGACGACCTCATTGCCAAGAGACGTTGTTGCCGAGACCCCGGTTACCGAGACATCAACATTAATGCGGATCTGGCCTGAATCAGCAAATGCTGCTTCAGCAAATGAGGCCAGACCTAACATGGTTTACAACACCAGCCAGGTGGATCCCGAAGGGACCGTGACAGAAACCCCTGAATCGACCGAAATAGGCCCTACAGAAAGCGCATTGCTTCCCGATGTGATACTCGATGAGTAATCAATCGTCTGTGTATTTTCCACATACCCACGTGAACCGATCACGGCACGCGATGCGGGTAGCGTGGCAAACACAAACTTGCTGCCTGCAGAGAAATTGACCGCAGAACCCGAGTTTGAAGACGAGAAAATGGTGTCACGGCTCAGCGTCGTGCCTGATGCTGTGTACGTGCCAATCCCTACCTCCCACTCATTCAGCGATTCGTGCTGAATGGTGTAATAGGTACTGTTTCCGTCACCAATTCCAGAAAACGCCTGAAACCCGGTTTCGGCACCCGCAAGCGTAATAGTGCCGGTGCCCGTGGTAGTGGACGTTTCCTTGACTCGATCAGCAAGGACCAAGGCCATTTAAGGCTCCTTATGCGATTCTGATGATCGCGTTAGAAGCGTCAGCAGCGGGAAACTGGATCGTGAAGTCACCGTTGGTAGAGGTCTTATCCCCACCGAACGCCAGTACCGCTACTGCCGGATCACCTGCCGCATCTTCGTTATAGATCAACGCGCCGTTTGCGGTGATCGTCGCAGAAGACCACGTGGTATCAGCGAAATCGGTGTATGCAGTAATGCTTGAGCTAGTCGGAGTGACGTTGGTCAAGGTATTGCCCTTAGCGGTGTAGCCAGTACCAGAAACTTCGTTAGTCGCTGAATACGCGGTGGTCGTAGCATCCAAAGTCGCTGAGCTGGTGTACAGCGCGATCTTGAAGGTACTGCCGGTGCTGTTGGTGAAGTCGTGAATGCCCTTGAGCAGCTCAACCTTAAAAGATGTGCACATTGCCTGTGAGATTGCCATCAGAGTCTCCTAATCATTTCAGAAAGGCTTTTCTGGCCCGCCGCGTCTAAGGCTGCACAGACCGTGGTTCTGTCGCTCCGGGCAGCCTGCTTCAAATAATGAACCAGAACCGCACGGATGCGTTCTCTAAACGCGTGAGCCTGCTCACGCACTATTGGATCGGCGTTATCTGACACCGACACAATTTTATTTAGAGCCTGTTCAGCAAGCTCTTCGGGGGTGAACCCCCGGTTGTTCGTGGTCTCAACCGTTACCTGAAACGGCTGCAGATCAACTTGTACTCCAAACACCCCTTACCTCCCCATTTGACCAAAGACAGGGCCAGGTGATTCCGACTTGACCGGAAGCCGTACCATGCCGTCACGGTATTCATCACGACGACGACGGCCCTGCTGTTCGATGCCCAAGGACTGCACAGCTTGTTGGTAACTGTTCTCAAAAAACTGCAGCATTTCCAAGGGACCCTTGGTGTAACTATACGCTTGAACGAGGCACGCATACAGCAGTGCTTCTGGGGCGTTCTTACTGATCCATGTCTCGGTATTGGACGAGGAGAGCTGTGTAGGACGTGCGATATATCCGAGCTGGACCACATACGCATCATCAGGAGTCGGAGCAATATAGAAAGTACCGTCATTCCACACAGAATAGTACTTAGGCTCTCCTGTTTGCGTGTAGTCAGGCCAGTATTCCTTCATGAAAGAAGTATCCCGGAAATCCAGCATTTTCTGATCCCCGTTTGAATCGGTGATCATGATGTAACGATGCGTCAGCAAATCAGACGGGGCCAACAAAAACCGGTTACCCGTGGTCATTGCCGCGGTAGACTCGATCTTAAACACATCCAGATCAATGTCCCGTAGTAGCCGGTTTTCCGCCATCGTGATGAAGGTGTCAATGACTGCACTGGAAAAGACGTTGCTGTCTACCTCAGTGTAGTTACGAATGGCCGTTACGATGTCGTTGTAAGTCATTAGACAAGTACCGTTACAGTGCCTAGCCGGGCCTTAGCCAGGATAGGCGGGGGAACAGGGGCAGGCTGCATCCCTACACTTTGAAAAGTAGCATCGCCTGTACCGCCGACCGGAACCGTCATAGGCTCGATGCGATCGGGCCGCGGATCCTGCAGTGCAATGGCGTCTGCGGTGTAGTGCAGCGGGTAAAGCTGCGGTTCTTTAGGCTCATAGTCACGAGAACAGACCATGAACCCCTTCCAATTCTTCTTTAAATCGGTCAGGCGGTACCGCTGGCCACAGATGTCGCAGAGGCCGTAAGCGTATTTACCTGCCGCAAAAGCCATGGTCAGTACCCTACGTCGGGCGTAATCCGAACGCTGGCAGTATCACGGTCTTCTAGTGCAGCGCGAGTAAAGTCTTCCTCGTACACCTGTTTTAGCAAACCAATGCGGTCTGGGGCATATTTCAGCGCCAGTTGATAGGCCAAACCGGACACCAAACAAGGCAAAAAGCGGAAGTTAATGTCCGCCGTGTTGGTGTAATTGCCACTATCTTGAATCCGACGGATGCGGTAATACACGAGCGTGTATGCGCCATCTGCGGCGGGATATACGTATGCCGTAGGCGTGCTGGAGCGCTCGACGTAAATCTGCGAAGGGCGGCCCTGAACGTTCTTGTTTGGAAGATTCAGGTATTCTTCGCGACTGATCCGATCGATCGTTACATCTTGTTGAGACGTGCCGGTTCCGGTACGGATCACCGCAGACAGGACATTGACGGTGTCATTGCCGAGTAAGGCACTATTGTCGCCCGCGGTCAAAGACTTAGTCCCCTGCTCGATCGTCCAAAGATTCAAGCCACGATTGGCCCAGTCCAAGAACAACAGATTCAACGAGCGACGCGCAGAGGCCATCTGGTGCCCTGCAGTCATGCGCATGCCGCACCGCTCGAAGGCCTCCTCAATAAGGTCGTCGATCGACAAATCAAATGCGGTTGTCCCTGAAGTGGCCATGTCTTACTTCTTGCAGCCCTTCTTCGCCATGCCGCCCTTACGATATTTTTTCGTAGCGCAACCGCCATCCTTCATAAACACCGGGCCGGTGGTCTGCTTCTTGGCTTTGCCCATGTTGAAATTGCCGCCGCGCTTGGCGCAGCCCATTCCACGTGCTTTCATGTTAACTCCTTAGTTTTTGCTAACTTCAAGGATGATCGTATAAGTATCCTTAGCCGTCTGGTTACGCGTAAAACGCTGTCGCAGCCGTGACATTGGTCATAGTGGCATACACTTTGTCTTTAGCAAGAACACCTGCGCCGGGAACCTCAAAGTAATTGTTGTAGATGTCATTCGCCGAAAGGGTAAACGTCATCAGCCACTCGCCCCCGTCTTTTACAAAACGACAGTTTGCACCCGCAGTAATGGTAAGCGAGTTAATGCACGCGATAGTGAACACGTTAGCATCAGTAACCGTTACAGCAATGTTGCCACACGTAGCGGTACCGCCAGTGCCTGCACTATACGCAATACCGATCACGTCGCCTGTGGACAGGCCATGCCCATTGCTGGTTACCGTGATGGTAGTACCAGACTGGCCGTAAGTACCTGCGGTCGGGGCTACGCTTGTAGCAAAAAAGTCGACCTGCCCAGCGCTTGCTGAACCCTTGACGGCAACCCCCTTGATGCGTGAGCGATCAAGTGGAATCAGGAAACCCGTCTGATTCAGGTACGCCGACTTGACGTCGGATATAGCACCCATGTCAGTCTCCTATTAG